CCCATTGAGTAAGTTCATCAAATCCTATCCAACTAAATGCCAAACCTTGATATCTTAGTACATCATCATCTCGGTCTAGGTAAGACATCCACAGTCTTGCACCCGATGGAGCTACCCACTGCATCTTTCTTTCTGACCACTTTATACCCTTCCAAACTTTTGGATATAGTTCTTGAGACTTAAATATAAGTTCTCTTAGTTCCTCTGTGGTATGTCGCAGTAGCAATCCACTAAATGCAGGATGACCCATGTAGCGTAGTGGATCAGCTAACATAGCAAAACTTTTACCACCACCTGCACTGCCACCATAAAGAACTTCTCGTTCAGATGCTGCCAAGAACTCTGTCTGAGGTCCTTCGTTTGGTTTAAAAACTATGTTGTGTTCTTGTTCAGGTATAGATTCTACAGCCTCAACTACAACATTAGATTCTTGCACCTGTTCTTTTTTCTTCAATTTCTTTCGCTTTGAAGATCGCCTTCTCTGCATACTCTGCCCACTTGCGTAGACTTCTAGCTTTGTTCTTACGTTGTTGCTCATTCTGTAGTCTTTTTCTTAATCCAACATGAGATATGTAACGACCTGTTTGCTGTGTCAACCAATTAGCGACCTCTCTATACGAATACTGATTTACATACTTACGAGCTAACTCTAACTTATCTAGTTCTTGTGATATAGGCTCTAATATGTCTTGATCGCTAGTAGATTGTTTATATCCAAAAGGTATTATTCTAGATATTCTTGGTATCTCAATCCACTCGTTTTCATCTTTCATGTCAGTCGGTTGGGGTAACTTCCAATGTCCTGCACTTCTTACTGTCATTCTTTCACCACTGCTTTTTTAGGTGGCATAATCATAACACCACCTGATGCTTCTACTTGTACTTTTTCAGTTTTGATTAAACCTACTCTGTCTAGTAATTCTTTTGATGCAGATAGTCTGTCTCTAATTCCAAGCTGTGTTGGATCGTCAACTCCACTTACCATAGCCACTGCTGCTTTTGGTGCGTTGCGACTCATGTAAAGTTGTGTCGCTTCCATAATTTCTTCTTTCATAGACGCAACTATATCTGAAGTAGATGAGTTTTCAGAATATCCTGCAAGTAGTTTTGCCTGTACTGCATCTCCACCTGCTTGATCAAACAATACTTCTAAAAACTTTTTTTGCCTATCTGTTAGTTCTCTTTTTGTCAATGTGGTATTCCTTGTGCTGCAACTCTATCTATAAGACGTTGTGCTCTGTTAGTTGTTTGTTTGTACCAACGTGAGTCTTCCATCTGATTTGCCATTTCTTGATAGTCCTCTGCTTCTACTGCAGCTACCATCTTCTTAAATTTAGATAAACGAGGTTTGCCAAGTTGAAATGACATATTTATTAGTACGTGTTGTATTTCTTCAGGTAGTTTATCAAAAGAATTGAATATACTTTGACAATCTTCTATAGCAACTTGAACGTCATTTACAAACCAATCTTGTACCTGTTGTTCAGGCACAGAGTATCCTATAGGTTTACCATAATAATCTATATCCCATTCTGTGATAAGATGCCCTATACCCCCGGTCAAATGATTTTCTGAGCAATAGTACAGTTCATACTTTACACCCTCATCTGCCTCAATTTCTTCTCTCAGTGTGTTTATATTCATCGCCTAAAACCTAACTCCATTTGCTGTTTGCGTATTTCTTTTACGTGTTTATGCCAAAAATAATTGCCAATATTACATATAAAAGATGATAATTTTAAATATATTCTAGCTTTTAACGTCATTAGTTTATCACTGATAATATGGACTTACAGTAGAGTTTGGATCTTCAATACCCTCTACTGCTAAAACTTCAGGTATATAATGCTTTAACATATTTTCTATACCCATTTTTAATGTTTGCGTTGACATGGCACATCCACTACAAGCACCACTCAAAAATATAGTAGCTACACCATCTTTAAAAGATTGTAACTTAACATGACCACCATGCATCTGAACACTAGGCAATATATAATCTTCTATTATTTTATTTATTGCAGATACTGTGTCTTGTGTCATTTCTTTTTTAACATTTTTGCTGCTTGTCCTACACCTTTGATACCAAACGATGCAGATATGGCTATATACAATAGGTACTGATACCAATCAGGGAGTGTAGCTAATATCTCAAAGCCTTCTTTTACATACTCTCTCATTCCG